GGTGAAGTTGTGAGCATTGCAGAAAAAAGACCGCTAGAGTTTAATGGTGCCACTGCCGCTATTCCTGAGCGTCGAATATCACAGGCTACATGCGCCAAGTTTGGCGTTACTGTGGAGTTTGACAGGTCAGGCAAGATCAGCAGACACCACTATCCGTACTACGCAACCGACACTAACGAGGTGAAGGGCAGCAAGGTACGTGTAGTGCAGAACAAGGACTTTTACGCAACAGGCACATTGCAGGGCGTAGGGTTGTTCGGGCAGAATACCTGCCGTGGCAAGGGTAAATTCATAACGATAACAGAGGGCGAACTGGACGCGATGAGCGTGTCTGAGATGTTCGATAATAAATGGGATGTGGTGTCGCTACGCTCTGGCGCATCAGCAGCAGCAAAGGAGATTAAAGAGCAATTAGAGTGGCTGGAAGGTTACGATCAGGTTGTGGTGTGTTTCGACAGCGACAAGGCTGGACAGACTGCCATTGACGAGATCAAGGACATATTCAGCCCCAGCAAACTCAAAATCTGTACGCTGCCTATGAAGGACGCTAGCGAGATGCTGGTAGCCAATAAGGTGCGGGATTTTGTGTCGGCATGGTGGGATGCTAAATCTTACCAGCCTGATGGCATTATATGTGGTAAAGACACATGGGACGCCATCACTGGCAAGATGAAGGTAAAGTCCATACCGTATCCGTGGCAAGGTCTTAACGACATGACCAAGGGATTCCGACCATACGAGCTAGTGACCATCACCAGTGGCTCAGGCATGGGTAAGTCACAGATTGTCAGGGAGCTAGAGTATTACCTACTCAACGCTACAGAGGACAACATTGGCATACTTGCGCTTGAGGAAGACGTAGCGAGGACTGCTTTGGGCATCATGTCGGTAGCCGCTGACTGCCCATTGCACCTTGAGGAAGACTTAGATTCCGACGCTGCGTTTCCATTCTGGGAGCAGACACTAGGTACTGGACGGTTCTATCTGTTTGACCACTGGGGCAGTACAAGTGAGGACAAACTATTGTCTCGCATACGCCACATGGCCAAGGCACTGGACTGTAAGTGGATCATACTCGACCACCTATCCATTGTAGTGTCAGCACAGGAGAACGGGGACGAGCGTAAGGCTATCGACGCCATTATGACTAACCTGCGTACACTGGTGCAGGAGCTAGGTATAGGCCTGTTTCTGGTGTCGCACTTGAAGCGTACCACAGGTAAGCCACATGAGGACGGAGGCAAGATCAGCCTTAGTGAGTTGCGAGGCTCACAGGCGATAGCGCAACTGTCCGACATGGTGATAGGTCTGGAGCGTAATCAGCAGGACGAGGACGAGGATAAGCGTAACACAACTACAGTACGTATCCTAAAGAATCGCTACGCTGGTTTGACAGGAGCAGCTTGCTACCTGAAGTACGACAGGGTTACAGGCCGGATGACTGAGGTGGCAGCACCCAAGGACGTAGACGATGACTTCTAACAGCGAACTGTACCTAGATATTGAGACTGACGGGCTAAACCCCAGTGTCATCTGGATTGCAGTAACAAAGCAGGACGGTGAGGTACGTAAGCATTACGATGCTGAGTCTCTGGCTGCTACGCTGGAAGGCACGTTCCCAGTAGTAGGACAGAACCTATACGGGTTTGACTTGCCTGTACTGGAGCGTCTATGGGGAATCAAGGTAGACCGTGAGCGTATACAGGATACGTTGGTCATGTCACGCTTGAGTAGCCCTAACCGCGAAGGTGGACACAGCCTGCGCGCATGGGGTGAGCGTCTTGGGTTTTCTAAAGGTGACCATACTGATTGGTCGTGCCTGTCGCCTGAGATGGAAAAGTATTGTGTACGAGATGTTGAAGTAACTGAAAAACTGTACCAGCACCTACTAAAAGAACTGGATGGTTTCGATGTGTCCTCAATAGAATTAGAACATGAAGTGCAGCGGATAACCGCCAGACAGGTCAGGCTAGGCTGGCTACTGGATCTAAAATATGCACACCAACTATTAGCTCTGCTAAAGGAAAAAAAATATGAACTGGAAGACAAAGTACAGGACACCTTTCGTCCTCTCCCTACATTTATCAAGGAAGTTACGCCACGGTGTAAGAAAGATCATACGCTCTCTGCCGTAGGTCTAAAGTTTCTAGGTGAGCAGTGGGGTGACGTTTGTGGCCCGTTTAGTCGCGTGGACTATCCTGAGTTTAACTTAGGATCACGGCAGCAGATCGGCAGATACTTACAGCATTTTGGATGGAAGCCCACAAAGTTTACAGAGAAGGGGCACGCCATTGTAGATGAGTCTGTACTGTCTAAGATCACTGACATACCGGAAGCGCAACTGATAGCGGAGTACCTGATGGTACAGAAGCGTGTAGCACAGATAAAAAGCTGGATAGACGCTGCTGGCGATGACGGTAGGGTACACGGCAGAGTGAACACCAACGGCGCTGTAACAGGACGTATGACACACTCAGAGCCTAATCTGGCACAGGTGCCTGCCACACGCGCTCCATACGGCAAAGAGTGCAGGTCATGCTGGACTGTGCCGGAAGGCTACTCTCTGGTCGGCTTTGATGCCAGTGGACTAGAGCTACGCATGTTGGCGCACTACATGGGAGACAAGGAGTACACTAATGAAATTCTCCACGGAGATATTCACACAGCCAATCAAAGACTTGCAGGACTTGAATCGCGAGATCAGGCTAAAACTTTCATATACGCATTCCTATACGGAGCAGGAGATGCAAAACTTGGTACGATTGTCGGGGGAAATGCGCGTACTGGCTCTGCGCTTAGAGCAAGATTCCTTAATGGTCTCCCAGCACTTAGAGATCTTACGGAGAGAGTTGCAGCAAAAGCTGGAGCAGGATATCTCAAAGGATTAGACGGTAGGCAGCTACAGGTGCGTAGCGCACACTCAGCACTGAACACGCTACTACAGGGTGCTGGTGCCATAGTTATGAAGAAAGCTCTTGTTATCCTAGATGAATATGCACAGGGGTACAGGCTGGACTATAACTTTGTAGGCAACATCCACGATGAGGTACAGGCTGAAGTAGCACAGGGTCAGGAAGATAAGTACGGAAGATTAGCAGTGTCTTGCATAGAGGCTGCTGGTCTCCACTACAAACTGAGATGTCCATTAACAGGAGAATACAGTGTCGGTAAAAACTGGTCAGAAACACACTGAGGCTGACAGTAGCCGCAAGGGTGACTTGGCAGAATACTACGCAGTAACTTGGCTTTGGGATGAAGGATACGAAGTGTTTAGGAATGCTGGGTGTTCTGGGCCTATAGATTTAATTGCATACAACTTAGAAACACAGGAAACACTTTTGATAGACGTTAAAACATTTCAAGAACAAGTAGTAGGAGGTGGGAACTATTCAAGTACACCCAAAACTAGAAGCCAGCTTCAAAAGGATTTGAACGTTGTCCGTCTTGGCTTTCATCCGATCACTCGTAAACTTCGATTTATAGACCACAGGGAATAAAATGAAAACAACACATACACTGGTCGATGACATCTACAAACTGGTGAAGACCAAGAACGTAGATAGGTCTGTAGACGCTGAAGCAGAGATTGAGAAGTTTGGCGAGGCAGTTAAAGACTTGATGCGCAAAGAGTTCACTAATCGCGGTGTCTTTGATGGTCGTAAGCTGCGCCTGTCAAACATAGGTAAGGATGACAGATACCTGTGGAACCACTACAACAATGCTGGCCCGAAGGAGCCGATGCAGCCACACACGCTAGTCAAGTTCCTGTACGGGCATTTGATTGAGGAAATGCTTTTGTTCTTGACACGCCTATCTGGGCATGAGGTCACGGACGAGCAGAAAGTGTGCGAGGTGGAAGGTATTGTAGGCCACATGGACTGTCGCATAGATGGAGTAGTAACCGATGTCAAGTCAGCCAGCAGCTACGGGTTTAAGAAGTTTAAGGACGCAACGCTGGCTTTTGATGATCCTTTTGGTTATATAGATCAGATCAAGGCTTATGCTCATTCGGAGGGTGAGACAGAGTTTGGATGGCTTGCAATGGACAAGCAGAACGGACATCTAACCTTCCTGAAGTATGACCTGAAGGACACACAAGCGCCTGTGTACGAGGTCTTGAAGGAAGACATAGTAGAGAGGATCAAGCACGTAAAAAAGGTCGTAAAGGCACCGGACGCGCCAGAGCATTGCTACGCGCCTGTGCCAGATGGAAAGAGTGGGAACCAGAAACTAGATACAGGTTGCTCTTACTGTCACTTCAAACTTTCGTGTTATCCCCAGTTGCGCGCTTTTGCATACTCCTACGGGCCAAGATACTTAACAGAGGTGGCAAATGAGCCTAAAGTCCAAGAGATCAAGATTACGTAAAGACAGCATCTACAGGTCAGGGCTAGAGGCTTCATTTGCAGCCATAGCACCAAAACGTAAGTTTAAGTATGAACCATTTGATGTCCCTTACATTATGCACAGGAAGTACAAACCAGACTTCGTACATACACGCACAGGGACACTATTGGAACTAAAAGGCTTCTTCAGGACAGGTGACACAATGAAGTACAAAGCCATCAGGGACTGCATAGCGCCTTACAGAGAGTTAATCTTTGTACTGTCAGACCCTAACAAGAAGCTGCGTAAGGGCGCTAAGATGACTATGGGGCAGTGGTGTGAGAAAGAAGGATTCAAACACTATACACTAAATGACTTTGACAAGTTGATGCAATATGTTGACTCAAAATAATTTAACAATGGATGAGATTAGGGAAATGATACTGAAAAGATATGACCCTGATGATTTAGTAGACTACTTGGAATTGACCAGTGAAGAAATACTTGACAGGTTTGAAGACAAGCTAATTAACCGACTAGAAATGTTTGAGGAAGAACTACAAGATGACACAAGACCAGACACAGACGAAGAAGACGAGCATTGATGATGAAAGCCCGGACGCATGGACTAGAATCAACAAGAAGTACAAGTACCAAGTACAGTGGCAGGACGATGAAGAAGACAACGCGCCAAACGAGCATCCTGTCTTTGGTGACACCAATATGGTGGACAACCCACCACACTACAACAACGGTAGTATAGAGTGCATAGAAGCTATAGAGGCAATGTTAAATAAGGACGAATACATTGGCTATTTACGTGGAAATGCGTTAAAATATAGGTGGAGATTTAGGTACAAGAAGAAGCCGTTTGAAGACCTACGTAAAGCACGTTGGTATGAAGAACGATTGATGAAGTTTTTGTTGGACAATCAAGATGCAGTATAAGACAGGCAACCAAGATTACCTTGGGATTACTATAGACTACGACAGAGAGAAAGACCTAAATGACTTTTCTCTGAATACGCTGAAGGACAGGTACTTCTGGCAAGACGAGACATACGCACAGGAAGCCTTTGCTCGTGCAGCAGTATACAGCGCAACCTATCACGGTGTCACTGACTTTGACCTAGCACAGCGCCTGTAT